TGCGTGGCATTATGGGGTGTTATCATGAGTACATTCCCCCACCATAGGCTTACCCTCCTTTATAATTTAAAAAAAAAATAAACTGGATACAACGGTACAACGGTACAACGGTACAACGGTACAACGGGAATGGAAAGCCATAGGCGGGGGAGCATACATCTGATAACCCGTGAAAATGCCACGCAAAAGCTCTACAATGCCACGCAACTGGCCAGCTTGTTACACAATCCTGGTTTTTGGGGGTTTAAATGAACGATCCGGGTTTTGCATACTAATGTACCAGCTCGGGTGGCGCGTGGCCGTATGGTGCCATAGAATCGGTTTAAACGGCATCGGGGGATAGAATCGGGGTCCATTTTCCGGTCGGATTATGATCCAATAATCCACGGGTGAAAAGCCCAGACGTAAAAAAGCCCCGACTATGCGGGGCTCCTTGGGGATTCGGGGGAACTAGTTCAGCTCATCCAGCATAGCGTCCACGTCAACATCGCCGTTGTCATCATCCTCCTTGAGGGTTGCAATGATGGCAGCGATTTTCGCTGTGTTGCGTAGTGCAGTTTTTTCCGTGGCAGTTTTCTTGTCCAGAAATGCCTTGATAGCATCTGGGGTTTTATCGGCGTACAACATACACAGCGCACGGAACAACAAGCCTCCCTTGGTCGCGCCAGCGCCGTCGCGTTGTTTATTCCACTGGCCAGCAATCAGACGGTCAAAAACCTCCTTCACTGCGTTGTATTTATCATCCACGGAAGCTGTGCGTCCGGTGTCGGGGTTTCGACTAATAGCGGCAGCATCGACTAATTTCTGCTTCAGTCCATGCATCATAGCGGTCTGGGCCAGTTCTACCGTCAATTGATGCGCCATGATACACAGAACCTCGCCATTACCAAATATGAGGGTCAGCGTAGGATCATTCACATTTTCCATATCGACCGTTGCATTAATGGCTGGCGTGCGTGTAATTTCGTTTGTCATTCCATAACCTCATTGTGTTAACCCCAAGATCGGGGCAGATTCTATCTAGCAGAATCCATGCCAGCCTGTAACCCGTTGATTTATATAGGGTACGCTATACCCAGTGTAAGGTAGATCGACACTGATTTTGCAAATATCTATACAAATCAACAGGTTACGAGTGTAAGGTATCTCGACACCAGTCGGAATAGTTGACACCAGTTTGTGACTACTTAGTATTTTTTCTGACCGCCTGGTTTTTTTCTGACTGCCTGGTAATAACTCGACCGGGGGTGGTGAGTCGGCAGGCCGGGGGTCTCGCGGCCGGGGGTTTACGCGCATAGCACCCCCACGCGCCGCTGCCATTTTCAACGTCCCCCAACCTGCATCTGTCGTCTACGAATTGTCAGTCATGAGTGGAGTAAAAATGGGTTTCAACCCGGTAGGCTTACTGATGGCAAAGGGTGGTCGGAAATATCCGGGAAGTTATGAAATAGTAATCCGTGGGTGTTTCGGGCTTGACAGGGGGCGATAAGTCTGCTACGCTGTGCCCTAATCAACCGGAGCCTCCCATGGATGACCCCACAGCAGCAATCGACGATTGGGTACGTCAGCAAAGCAAGCCCCTCGCCGGAACGGAAAGCGCGGCGCTGGCCATTCAGCGGGTGAAATACTCACACGACGCGATGATCGACCTGATGATTGCCAACCCTGAAATCAAGCAAGGCGACTTGGCACAGCAGTTCGGCTACACGCAAGCCTGGGTTTCCCGGGTTGTCAACAGCGACGCGTTCTTGGCACGGCTGGCCGAGAGAAAGAGGGATCTGGTAGACCCCTCCATCGCGTTGACGCTGGATGAAAAGTTTCGCGCTCTCGCAAATCAGTCTCTCGATATTATAATGGAGAAGCTGACGGTTACGAAAAACCCCGATACGGCGCTGAAGGCACTGGAGCTGAGTAGCAAAGCCCTCGGCTATGGAGCTCGCCAGCAGAACCTCAACGTGCAGACGAACTTCGTCGTGGCGATGCCGACCAAGGTGCAGAGCCCGGAGGACTGGGCGGCAATGCATCAGCATATCAGTCAGCGCACACCCGGCCTCGGCGCGATGATGCCTATCTGCGAAGCAGTCATGCTCCCGCCAGAACCTACAACTTTAGGAGAATAAGATGCCCACACGCGAAGAAACTGTGCAAGCCCGTTTGCGCGCCGTTACGGTGCCTGCTACTGCGGGGACGATTAACGAAGATTGGCAAGCTTACCTGACCTTCAAGGTCCGTCCTGCCGGAGATGTTGCGGCTCGCCGGCTCGGTTTCTACTTAACCCTCTTTCCCGGGGAAGCTGCCACAGCGACAGCCGCGGTTGCGGAGCAATACTTCCTCCAGAATCCCACGCTGATCCCAATCTAATGGCTGACGGTAGTGACGTCCAGATAATCTGGCAACCCCAGCCCGGGCCGCAAACCTACTTGCTCGAATGCCCCGTTTTTGAGGTATTCTACGGAGGTGCCCGGGGCGGTGGGAAAACTGAATCCTCCGTAGGGGACTGGCTCCAGCACTCTTCACTGTATGGCGAAAACGCTATTGGAATCTTCTTCCGGCGAAAACTCGTGCAGCTCGCGGAGGTGATCGCCCGGACGAAACAGCTCTTCCCCAAGCTCGGAGCGAAGTACAACGAGCAGCAAAAGACATGGACCATGCCGAATGGCGCACGGCTGAAATTCGCCTACCTCGAAAGGGATTCCGATGCGGAAGAGTATCAAGGGCATAACTATACCCGCGTCTACGTGGAAGAGGTTACCAATTTTCCGTCCCCTGACCCCATCAACAAGCTGCGTGCCACTCTCCGAAGTGGTAGCGGTGTGCCTTGCGGAATGCGTCTCACCGGAAATCCCGGAGGTGCCGGACATAACTGGGTCAAACGACGCTTCATCGACCCCAATCCTCGCGGATTCACCCTCATTACCGACGACACAGAGATCGAAATCGACGGAGTAAAGCAGATTGTTAAGCTCGACCGGGTATTCATCCCATCGAAGATCAGCGATAACCTGCTCCTCATGCGGAATGACCCGACTTATATCCTTCGCCTCAAGCAATCCGGGTCCGCCGCACTCGTAAAAGCCTGGCTTGAGGGCAATTGGGACATTGTTGACGGAGCCTTCTTCGACGAATGGGATGAAAACGCTCACGTTCTCAGTACCCACGAAGTGCTCCCGCTGCTAAAGCCCTCGTGGTTGCGTTTCCGAGCCTTTGACTGGGGGTCCTACCGGCCCTTCTCCGTCGGCTGGTACTCCCTCATCGAAGAGTCCTTCGAACACAACGGCTTACTCATGCCCCGCGGCGCGCTCGTCAAGTACCAGGAATGGTACGGTAGCCAAGGTCCGAATAAAGGCCTAAAAATGACAGCCGACCTCGTCGCCCAAGGGGTAGTGGAGCGGGAACGTGGCCAACGCATACGCTACGGCGTGGCTGACCCCGCGATTTACATCCGCGACGGAGGTCCGAGTATCGGGGAAACCATGTCGCTCCATCGCTGCAATTGGCGGCGGGCCGATAATAAGCGCAAAGCAGGTGCGGAAATGCTGCGCCAGCGTCTGGTCGGGGTAGATGGTCGCCCGATGCTTTACTTTCTCGACGCGTGTGAAGATTCCATTCGGACTATCCCGACACTTCAGCACGACGATCATGACCCAGAGGATGTGGATACCGAGGCGGAAGATCACGCGTATGACGAAACTCGGTACGCCGTCATGTCGCGCCCCTGGATACCACACAAAACGGTTCCCGCAGGACCTGGCTTGCCCAAACTTCCGAGTGAGATGACAATCAATGATCTCGTGGGCAAGCTCCGCGATAAACGAATTGCGAAGGAAACTGACTAATGTCCATACAGCTCAACGAAATCGGAGTTAAAAGCACCGCAAAGTCGGAAGACAACTCCCCTGAATCCGAAGTTGTCACTTGGTGGCTGAAGGAGCTTGCCGAAGCGAAGAAGCGAGAGAAGAACTGGCGGAAGGAGGCTAACCGAATCGTTGACCTCTATGAAGGGGAAAAGGCTGATGACTATCAGTACAACATCCTCTACTCCAACACGGAGACGATGCTGCCGGCACTGTACAACAGCACGCCCCGACCTATCGTTCAGCGGCGCTTCAAGGACGAAGACCCATTGGGAAAGATGGCGAGCAAGGCCGCAGAGCGCACACTGGAGTACCTGATCGACAATGGCGATGCCTCATACACGAGTTTCGATGACCTCATGTCATCTGCAGTTCTGGAAGGTCTAGTCCCCGGTCGTGGCCTTACTCGTTTCAAATACGACGCAGTTATGGAGTCCGTGCAGAATGAGGATGCTGCGGAAAACGCTGAAACCGACGAAGAGGGCAGCGACGATAAACCGGAAGCCGGAGTGGAAACTCCTCCACCGGAAAATATCAAGTATGAAACCGTCTGCGGTGAAGAAGTTCCTTGGGATCGCTTCCTGCATGGCAATGCGAAGAAGTGGAAAGATGTTCCGTGGGGAGCGATTGAGCACTTCATGACCCGGGAAGAGCTGGAGAAGAACTTCGGAGTGCTGGGTGCTAAGGTTCCGGTGGCAGAGCAGTCGAAAGCCTCCACCACCGGGGATGAGTCCGACCCGATGGCGAAGGATGATGACTTGAAAGGTATCAAAACCGCACAAGTCTACGAAATCTGGGATAAAGAGGAAAAGCAAGTAATTTTCATCAGCCCCTCGTGGAAAGAAGGTGCATTGAAACTGGTTCCGGACCCGCTTGGCCTCTCTGGATTCTTCCCATGGCCACAGCCACTTACCTTTACCTCGAAAATCAGATCCCTCATCCCTGTGCCGCTCTACACGATGTATGAAGCCCAGGCGAAAGAGCTCAACCGTATCACTGTTCGGATCAACAAGATTACCAGTGCGCTGAAAGTGCGCGGTATGTACGATGCGACAGTTGAGGGGATTGAGAAGGTTATGGCGGCTGAGGATAACGTGCTAATTGCGGCAGAAAACGTCGCGGCTATGCTTGCCCAAGGTAATGCACTGGAAAAAGCCATCTGGCTGATGCCGATTGAGAAGCTGGTTGCTGTTCTACAGCAGCTCTACCTCAACCGCACCCAGATAAAGACCGTTATTTACGAAATCACTGGTATTGCCGACATTATGCGTGGTAGCAGCCAGGCTTCGGAGACGCTCGGGGCTCAGCAGATCAAGAACCAATGGGGCACCCTGCGGCTGAAAAAGACCCAGAAGGCTGTCATGCGGTATTGCCGAGATTGCCTGCGGATTATGGCGGAAATCGCTGTGAGCAAGCTCTCCCCAGAGACGATGAAGGCGATGACGGGCCTGCCCTTCCCCTTCCAGTCGCAGAAACTGCAGATGCAAATGATGATGCAGCATATGACGCAGCAGTATCAGGCCGTTGTGCAGCAAGCTCAACTGGCTGGCCAGCAACCCCCACCACCTCCACAGGTGCCGCCAGAGGTCCAACAAGCCCTCTCCATGCCTGCTTGGGAGGATTTGCTTAAGCTACTGCAGGACGATACCCAGCGCAGCTACCGGATCGACATTGAGACGAACTCGACTGTAGATGCGGAGGCGACAGAGGACAAACAGGACATTTCTGAGCTGCTTAACGCTATGAGCCAGTTCCTCAACGGCGTCGGCCCAATGGTTAAGGACGGTACGATGCCATTCTCCGTTGCGCAGGGCATTCTGCTTGCAGTTGTCCGCCGTTATCGCTTTGGCCCGGAGCTGGAAGATCAACTGAAAGAGATGAAAGCCCCTGCTCCTCAGCAAAATCCCGACCAACTCAAACAGCAGCAGGATGAACTCACCAAGCAAGCTGAGCAGATCAAGCAGCAGCAACAGGCTCTGCAACAGGCGAGCATGGCGGCTGATCAAAAGCACGCCCAGCAAGCCGCCGACCTGCAGTTCCAGCAAAAGGAACTTGCAATGGAGAAGCAATTCACCCTCCGTGAGATCGCCCTGCATAAACAGATGACTGCGAAGGAACTTGATCTGCACCAACAAGCGGTAAACCAAGGCATTGCCAGTGCGCAAGAGGCCGCGACGCTGCACGTTCAGGGGCAGGTGCAAAAAGGCCAGGCAAAATTGAAATCCCAACAGATTAAAGCCCAATAATCCCTCGACGTTATGCCTATCTATACTTACCGATGCCCCGGATGCCTCGCCCAGCGTGACGTTTTTAAACCCCTTGCCCAGCTAGATAGAGAGGAACCCTGTGAAGCCTGTCAAGTCACGATGGAAAGGAAACTTTCAGCCCCAGCTATTATGGGCGACTACGCCGGGTACGCCTGCCCAATCTCTGGAAAATGGATTGAGGGCAGAAGGGCGCACGAGGAAAACCTTAAAAGGCACGAATGTCGGGTTCTTGAAGGGGGCGAAACAGATCAAGCACGCCGCAGCCGTAGCCAAGAAGAGGCGAAATTCGACAGAGAGGTAGAGAGTACGGTGGAGCAGTTTTACGAGACCCTGCCCACGGAAAAGCGGGAGGCTTTGGCCACCGCGGTTCAAACAGGTCTTGATGTTTCAATAGATAGGAAGTAGATATGGAAGATGATTTTGACATCAGCGCAGCGGTTGATGACATTGGCGGTGGACTGGGTTTCGAGGTTGACGAAAAACCAGTTAGTGACGACGTTGTCTTAGACGTAGTCGCGAAGGAAGTTTCCGATGAAAAGCCCTTGGAACTTGCCGCACCCGAGGCTACTGCCACAGGCGAAACTCCTACCGCCGACCCTTCCGCTACTCCCAACATCAACGAACCTCCCAAGACATGGCGGAAAGAGGCGTCCGCGACTTGGGCTGCCCTGCCTAGTGAGGCGAAGGCTGAGATCCTCAAGCGGGAAACCGATATCTTCAAGGGTATCGAATCCTACAAGGGCGACGCAACGTATGGAAAATCCGTGCGAACTGTCGTGCAGCCCTATGAAGCAATCATGGCAGCCAACGGCATGGACCCAGTCGCTACCATCGGTGGTATGCTGCGCGGTCACCACACTCTCGCCACTGGCACGCCTGAGCAAAAGGCCACGCTTTTCAAGCAAATGGCGCGGGACTACCGGATAGACCTGTCATCCCTAGTCGCCCCCGCAGGGGAAGCCCCCTATATCGACCCGACAGTTGCGGCATTGCAAAATGAATTGCGCGGTGTACAGTCCCAACTGTCAGAGGCAAACAACCGCCGACAAGCAGAAGTTCGCGCAAGCGTATCTGCAGACTTGGACAAGTTTGCCGCCGATCCCAAGAATCTCTACTTCAACGAAGTTGCAACAGACATTGCGACATTGCTGCAGCGGGGAGTAGCTGGGACGCTGCAAGAAGCCTACGAGAGAGCCGTCTGGTTGAACCCAGTCACCCGCGCTAAGGAAGTTGCCCGCACCACAGCGGAAGCGGCAACCAAAGCGGCTGCGGAGTCTGCAACCAAGGCAGCAGCCGCTCGCAAGGCAACGGCAGCGAATGTGACGACGAGAGCTAGAAGTGGTAGTGCTACGACTCCAACTGGAAGCCTCGATGACACGCTGAATGAAGCATTTGCGGAAATCAAAGCCCGCAAAGGTTAGTGTGAAATTGAACAACCCTTTTTAAGGAGCCTTAAACCATGGCATCTCCAAATGCAGTCTTCACGGAACTGGTCTCAACCACCTTCCGTAAGCACTCGAAAGACATCAAGGACAACGTGTCCAAGAACAACGCGCTGCTTGCTCGCCTCGGCATCAAGGGTACTCGCAAGGAAGACGGCGGTCTGACCATCGTCGCCCCACTCGACTACGCTGCAAACGGCACTTACCAACGCTACTCCGGTTACGACGTGCTGAACGTTGGTGCAAGCGATGTGATCTCCGCAGCTGAGTACCAGTGGCGCCAGATCGCAATCAATGTGATCGCCTCGGGCTTGGAACTGCGCACCAACAGTGGTGACAGCCGCATCATCAATCTGGTGAAAGCCCGGATGAAGAACGCTATCCGCACCTTCAAGAACAACTTCTCGGCAGATATCTACTCTGACGGCACGTTGCCCAATCAAGTTGGCGGTTTGCAAGTTCTCGTGTCCGATACCGGCACTGGCACCGTTGGTGGTATCGACTCGTCCGCCTGGGCTTTCTGGAAGTCGTTGGTGCAATCCGCCGCAGCCCCGCTGCAAGGTGGTGGTGCTATCACTCCCGGACCAACAACCATTGAATCTCTGATGCTGCCCCTGTGGTTGGCCCAGGTCCGTGGTGACGACAGTCCTGACGTGATCATCGCTGACAACAACTACTTCACCTTCTACGAGCAGTCACAGACCTCAATCAAGCGCTATACCAGTGATGGTAAGGGTGCTGACAAGGCCAACGGCGGCTTCGTGTCGTTGAAGTACAAGAATGCTGACGTGATCTTCGACGGTGGTTCCGGCATCCCTGCCAACCGCATGTACTTCCTGAACACTGACTACTTGGATCTGGTCGTGCACAAGGACGCTGATATGGCTATCATGGATGAAATGAAGCCTTACAACCAAGATGCTGCCGTGGTGCCAATCCTCTGGATGGGTAACCTGATCTGCTCGAACCGCAGTCTGCAAGGCGTGCTCAAGGCCTAAAGTAATTCCCGCGGGTTATCATCCGGTAATCTGTGGGACTTTATCAATCTCAGTAATTAGGAGAATCATCCATGTATGCTTCAGTAAATGGTCTGGTCGGTACTGCACCGATCCAATTGTCCGGCCTGACGGTCGACGCCGTACCACGCGTTCAGCCTGGTCTGATCACCCCCTTCACCGATCCTTGGTGGGGTTTCGGGGAGTTCATGTACGCACGCGCCGCTGGTGCGATCCCAGCGTTCAACTTGGCATCCTTCCTGCCAGTGTTCGATTCGACCTTGAACAGCTATCGTTACGACGCTACAGCAGTCGCTAACACAGCCAACTTGGGTCGTTCCGTGGCAGTGGCGGTGAAAACGATGGCACTCGGTGACTACGGCTGGTTCCAGATCTCTGGTCTCTGTCCTGTCTCCTGCAATGCCTCCGTCGCAGCAGATACCTCCTTCGGTATTGCAGCCGCAGGTCAGGGTGGTGCAGTTGCCGCTGGTAAGCAGATTCTCAACGCTCGCGTTGTGGTTGCTGCCGCCGCTACCGTCGTCAAGGCAGGTTGCAACACCATCGGTCTGTCCACGACTCTGCAAGTGCCAAACAGCGATGGCTGGTTCGTTGGTGCCTACTTGTCCGGTACAGGTATCGCAGGTGGCACTACCATCGCCTCGATCTCTGCTGACGGCCGTTACGTCACCATGTCCGCAGCAAGTACCGCAGCCATTGTCGGTGGTAGCATCACAGCTACTTACAACAATGGTGTGATCTTCTACAACGTGGCTCACTTCAACCGCCCATTCGCACAGGGCGCCATCACCTAACCACCCGGTTGGGATCAAGTCAAGGGCCTTCGGGCTCTTGTCCTACTGCCAAACCCGGCGTAAATAAGGACCCACCATGGAAATCGCTGAAGACCGCCCCCCATATGTTACCTTCGAAGTTCGCGGGGTTGAAGACCGTGACGCCAGCATTGCTGCCGGTATGTACAAGACGAAGGATGTGGACTTTGCCCTTATCACCCCGCAAGGCAGTAAGGACCGGATCGAGCGTATCGTCAGCGAATGGTTTGAAAACCTGCAGTTGCAGGTCCAGCAAAACCGTTTCAAAGGTGACTGGTTGCGGCAGTACCGTGGCGCCTATGATGCTTGGAAGGAAGGCAGGGAATTGCCGCTAAACGGTACCCCAATCCTAACTTGGCCCGTCCTTTCCCCCACGCAGTCCAAAACTTGCATCGACGCGAACATTCGCACGGTGGAAGACCTTGCCCTTGCCAACGAAGAAACCATCGGTCGCCTCGGAATGGGTGGGCGTGACTTGAAGAGCAAAGCAGTAAGCTGGATGACAGCTGCCGCCGGCCCCGGTAAGATCACCGAAGAAATGGCAGCATTGAGGGCTAACCTCTCTGACGCCAATGACCGCAACGCGACTCTGGAAAAGCAGGTCAAAGACCTCGCAGCACAGGTGGCAAAACTAGCTAAATAGGAGATTCCTCTATGCCCATGAACCTTTTGCAAATCGTCCAAGAGACTCGTGGGCGGCTAGGGCAGCCGAGGCCAGCTAGTGTAGCGGGTAATACCGATGCTGGCATTATCCAAACCCTTGGCTTGCTGAATGAGTTCCTCGAAGATCTCGTTACGCGTAAGTACTGGCAGTCGAATACCCGCGAGGCGACATTTACGACAATTGCACTGGAAAGTCAAGGTACGCTCGCCGCCCTTTTCCCCTTTGGCTACGAGGGTTTGCTGGTCGATACTTTCTTCAACCGTAGCAACCAGCTTCAAGTGCAAGGTGGGTTAACTGCGCAAGAATGGGCTAGCCGCAAAGCCAGGAATTTCTCCGGTCCGTTGCCAGCTTTCCGCATCCGTGGCAATGAGTTACTGCTTTCCCCGGTACCTCCAGCTGGTCACACTTATGCGGTGGAATACTTTTCCTCTTACTTCATCCGCAATGATGACGTTTCCGTACCAGTTTTCCGTAAATACTGGTTAAAAGACACTGACACTTGCCTCCTAGACGATGCCCTGCCAATGGCTTACCTAAAATGGGCTTGGAAGAAGGAAAAGGGACTCGACTACGCAGAGGACTTCCGCAAGTACGAATCCATGCTGGAAGCCAAAGGTATGCGGGACGCCCGGCCGAAGGCCCTCGATATGGGGTCTGGTGTGTCCTCCATGGGACCTGGCATTCTCGTACCCGCAGGGAGCTGGAACGTATGAAGGCCGGACCACTCGCAAGCAAGCGCAAAGGTCGCCAAGAGATTGGCATGTCCGACAGCGTGGCAGCGCCCGTCAAGGGCTGGAATACCCGCGACCCGCTCGCGAATATGGACCCACGATGCGCAGTTATTCTCGACAACTGGCTACCCAGCACCGGGACGGTGGAATTGCGCCCGGGTGTGACTGACCATGCTACGGGCCTAGGTACAGCCGTGAAAGCCCTCATGCCGTGGCGTGGGACTGCCTCGCAGAAGCTCTTTGCCAGCACCGATTCCGGTATTTACGATGTTACTGCGGCTGGAGCTATAGGTGCAGTCGTGCAAGCTCGCACCAATGGTTCCTGCATTGGGATCAATTTCAACACGACCGGGCAGTCCTATCTCGTTACCGTAAACGGGGTTGATGATCTTGCCTATACCAATGGCACGACGTGGACGACACTGGCGAACTTCTCTATTACCGGAGGTGGCACGCTACTGACAAAAGACATTGTCAACGTCAATAACTTCAAGCGTTCACTATACTTCCTGAAGAAAGCCAGCCTCTCTTTCTTCTACCTGCCAATCGACTCGATCACTGGTATCGTAAGCGAATTCCCGCTCGGCGCCCTCTTCTCCCGTGGCGGGTATTTGATGGCTATGGGCACTTGGACTATCGACGGTGGTTTCGGTGCTGATGACTACGCAGTCTTTATTAGTTCGGAAGGCCAGGCTGTTGTCTACAAAGGCACAGACCCGTCGTCTACCACTACATGGGCACTGAATGGCGTCTACGACCTATCCCCTCCGATGGGTCGGAAGTGCTTCTGCCGCTTCGGAGGGGATTTGCTCGTCCTAACCCGCAGGGGTGTTTTCTCCATGTCGCGCATTCTCAAGGACACGATGATGACGCCGAATTCGGCACTTTCCGACATTGTCGGGGAAGCCTTTTCAGCAGCAGCCGTATCCGGGGGGAGCTACCTCGGCTGGGATATGACCGAGTACCCCGACAAGAATCTCTTGATTTGCAACATTCCGCAGGTGGAGTTCACCAACACCCACCAGTACATAATGAACACCAAAACCAACGCTTGGTGTCGTTTCAAAGGCTGGGATGGGTTCTGCGTGACCATGTTTGGCAACACTGTCTACATGGGGTTTGGCGGGAAAGTTGGGAAAATCTTCATTCCCGGCAATGACTTTGCCAGCTCCATCACGGCGGAAGCGCAAGCCGCTTTCAACTACCACTCCCCGCACAGCCGACTAAAGCGCTGGGGGATGATTCGGGCCAACCTCACCCTCGGTGGTAGCGTGGCAGTAAACGTGGCGCTAAAAACAGATTTCCAAGAAGCTGTCGACTATGGCACAGCGGTATTCAATACCTCCCTCCTCTCTCGCTGGGATAGCTCCCAGTGGGATACCGCAGGGTGGAGTACAGAACCTACGGGGCACAACGAATGGGTCACTGTTGCCACCGATGACAGCTATGCCTCAGCCGTATGCTTGCGCGTGATCGCCCGAGACGCTACAGTCACTTGGTCAGCCACCGATCAACTCTATGAGCCGGGCGCGCTAGTCTAACCTCCCTGGGAACGCAGGGCTTTTCATTCGAGGAGTCCCTGTGCAACTTTGCCGTCCCCTTCCCCAACTCTCTGCCGAAGAGCTTTGGACCATCGCCGCAGCCGATTGGATGCGGAATTACCGCACTTCACCCCCCTCTGTTGAGGACATAGTTGATGCAGCGGAATGGTGGCTGAACTCTGGCAACCCCACGGGCTTCTATGAAAACATCATTTTTGTCGGAAAAAGCCTGGGAAATGGTTGCTTTGAGTTTCACTCCCTAAACGGTGGAACCGTGCGGAATCTGCTGGAAGGTACCCGGATGCTACTCGCTGACCTTTCCGAGCACTTCTCCACAGCAGTCACTTACTACGACAACCCCCGCGTAGAGGCCTTTGCCAAGTGGATGGGGTACGCTTTTAACACTGCCCGCATCGACGAGGGCTTTCAGCGAACTTTCGCTACTACATTCGATTTGAGGAGCTAACACATGGGATTTCTAACGGGTAAAAGCACCTGGGACGGTGGCGACGTAGCCAACCAGAACCAGCAAAAAGCCGTCGATATGCGGGACAGCAATCTTGCTGCAAACCGCGTTAACCAAGTTGGCCCAGATGGGTCTTCGACTTGGAGTATTGATCCGACCACGAAGCAAGCCACGCAGACTACTACGCTTAACCCTCAGCAGCAAACGCTGTATGACAATAAAGCGCAGGTCGGGGCGAACCTCGGGCAGGCCTCGGTGAACTTGTCCCAAAACATGATCCCGACGCTGTCGCAGGGGCTGGATTTCAACAACGGATTGCAAGCTTGGCAAGGTGTCAACGCGGGGGGAGCTAATCCAACGGCCTATGACTGGCTGGGGAATTCCGGCGGAACTGGTGCCGGGGCGGCTAGCTCTGTAGCCGGTATCCCAGTTGGGAACAGTAGCGGTGGATATAGCAGTGGTGGAGGTGGTGGAGGTGGTGGAGGTAGCTACTCCGTCTCTGCTGCAAGCAGCACTCCTGCTAACGCTGGTAACATCCGAACGACCTTCGACACGAGCAACGTCACGGCAAAGCTCCCCAGCACCATCGACGATACATCACGCCAGCGTGTGGAAGAAGCCCTCATGTCTCGGCTGAATCCGCAGCTGGAAAACGACACGAATGCGCTGCGCAGTCGCCTGCTAAACAGCGGAATTGAAGTTGGCACCGACGCGTATAACCGCGAAATGACCCTGAACAACCAAAAGGGCACCGATGCTCGGATGCAGGCAGTTCTCGCCGGAGGCCAGGAAGAGGACCGTCAAACCAAGCTTTTGCAGGGTCTCAACGATCAGCAATTCCAGCAAGCTTTGGCTACTGGCAAGTTTGGGCAGGACGCTGAGACTGCGATGGCGCAGAATGCTACCTCTATGTCGAACGCGCAGACTGCCGCTGGGGCCACCCTCGGCGCAGCGAACATCAACAATCAAGGGGCAAGCAGTCGCCTCGCACAGCAGCTGGAACAGCAATCCCGCGAGTTTAATGTTAACACTGGCTTCAAGGCGGCAGCGTTTAACAACGACCTGCGGAATCAGCAGATGCAGGAGCAGATCACGGCACGGCAGGAGCCACTGAAAGAACTGCAGGCAATGCAGAATCTGTCTAACCCCTCTATGCCAACGTTTCAAAGCTACTACACGAATAGCGCGAACCCAGCAACGCAGGGTCCTCCACAGACTATCAACAGCGGCAATGACTTGTTCGACGCAGTGGGTGGTGCGAACAAGATGTGGAACATGGGCTGGTAAGGAGCAAAAATGGACTTTTCCGACTACGATCTGCAATCCCAGCAGCAAGACCTCGAGCGCCGTAAGGCCATCGTGGATGCTTTAGCTGGCCGTACCCTGAACCCCACGACAGGTGATTTGATCAAAGGGCTGTTCGGGAACTCCGTCGATTCTCGCTATGCGGATGCGAAAGCAGGGCTGGCGAGGGATCAGGCTACACACCAGCAGCGCATCCAAGGTCAGCTGGGGAATGAGCTGAACTCCTACATGGCTTCCATGCAAGGCTCCCCTTCGAAGCCCGCTGCCCCCTTCATGGGTGGGGAGGAAGGCGTCGGCCCTCCCACACCAGCGGTGGCACCAAACCCTCGCGAGGCAATCGTGCGTGCAATGACCTCGCAACTGCCTGAAATGCAGGCTATGGGCAAGGCAAGTATGTCGGCGTTTGGTAAACCGGAGGAATTTAGCTTCCACCAAGCCGGCGATAGTCTATTCAAGGAAAACAAACGGACTGGGGAAGTGAGCCTCGCTGGCAGTGCTCCCAAGGCAAACTGGGTAGACGAAGATCGTGTCATAAACGGGCAGACTGTTCCCGGTCAGCGCGACACTATGACCAAGCAATGGCTGCCCCGGGCTCCCGGCGGAACGACTGTCAACATCGACAACAAGGGCACCAGTGAAGTCCAAAAGGAAACTATCCCTGTACTGAAAGGTGCTCGCGACACGATCCTCAGCTCCCAGCAAGGTCTCGATGCGGCTAAGCGCGTAATGACGCTTATCGACGACCCACAAGTACTCTCCGGTTTCGGGGCTAGTAAAGTCGCGGGACTCGCAGCACTCGGAGCGTCTATGGGTTTCAACGGTCCGGAAAGTGCCGCGAAAACCCAGGCGCTGGGGACGGAAATGGCGAAGAACACACTGGCACAGACGAAAAACCTGCCCGGTGCGATCTCCGATAAGGAGAAGCCATTTCTTGAAGAAGTATCCGCGGGTCGTATTGACTTCAGTCCGCAGGTTATTAAGCACATCGCGGCCTTGGCACTGCAAGCTAACCATAACGCAGTTATGAATGCTACAGATCAGTACAACACTGCGAAGACTGTTACAGGCATGGAGGAAGCTGCGAAGCTCCACCCATTACCTCCGATTTCGTGGGGCCACCCGCAACTGAATGGTAATACAGACCCGGAAAAGCAAATGGATGACCCTGCCTTCCGTATTGTCAAGGGTGGCCGCATGGCCTATGACGGTAGCTACCTGAGCGGCCCTACCCCTACTCGGCGCAAGACTGATAACCTTCGCCAGAACGGTCCAACTGTTTCTAACTGGAACCCATAATGGCACGACGCATTACAGTAGACTTTGAAGACGGGACTTCTCACGTTTACGAGAATGCCCCGGATGACCTCACGCCGGAGGTGGTGACGCAGCGCGCTACTCAGGACTTTGGGAAAAAAGTAGTGAAGCTGGACGGCGGTGTGGAACCAAAAGTTGGCTTCCTCGAAAGTACTGCCCGTGACTTAGCGAGTGGCTTCGGCACGGCTGCAAGCATGGCACCTCGTGCGGTCGGGTACCTCGCGAAAGCTTTCCTGCCCGAGGATAATGGCCTGGCTGCCGGCGCAAACGACGTCGCAGACTCCGCAGAACGCTATTGGAAGGAAGTCGGAGATAAGTCCAACAACAACGTCTGGGGGCAGAAAGCCTTTCGTGGAGTTGGTGGTGCGCTTACAACTGGCCCGGCTTCCGCAGTTAACATGGCAGCTGGTGCAGGCGCAGGGTTGGGGGACCAAGCCGCGGAGCAGCTGGCCAATGGGAATCCGAACCCGCTTTTGCGTGTCGCTGGTAGCGTCGCTGGCGGGCTGGTTGCTGGTACAACTGCTGCCGTAGCCGCACGGGTCCGTCCTCAAACAGCTGACGTTGCACGCGAAGCGATGGAGGGGCTTACCCCGGATCAGTTAAACGCTGCGCAGCAGTATAAGAACCAACTGGCCCAAAAGGGGATTGACATCGACCTCGCGCAGGCGTTGCAAGCGACTAGCGGCCATTCCGGAAACTTGGGTTCCGTACGGGATTTCCTGGCTGGTCGTGTGCAGGGCGACGGCGTGCAGCGTACCTTGCGTGGGCAGCCAGAAGCCTTGGCGCGGGAAGCGGAACTTACCGTAGGCAGCTTGCCGGGAACCAACTTTTCCGCAACTTCCAATGCTAACTTTCTGCAAAAGACTGCCACTACTGCTATCGAAAATGCGAAGAAAACTCGCTCCGATTTGTGGGAACAGACAGTGCAGGATGGGGTCGCTGCGCTGAAAGCATCAGAAGGCATCAAGGTAAGTGCAGCACAGGACTTTCTGAAAGAGACTGGAATCTCCGTTGGACAGGCTCGTTCGCAGGTCAATACCCTCATGAACGAACTCGCCACAGCTAAGGCTGGGGATGTGGCAGCTGTTGCAGCTTTGAATAAGAAGCTAGAAGCAAGCCAGGGTCTTATCGAAAGTCTCAAGAATTTTAGCCTGCCTCGCGGGGTTACCTCTACGAATTCGGGAAGCTACTCTACTCTCCCCCAACGCGGTCAGTCGATCATTTATGACTCCATCGGGCGAGAAGTGAAGCGAGATGCACTCGGCAACGCTATTACCCCTGCTGTGGAACAAGCTCCCGGTATCCCTACACTTGCGAAACAACGGGAACTCGAACTCGCGCAGCAGGGGCTGTCGCAGCAGGAGCAGAGGCAGTCACAAGCCGCACAAGCGTTAGCTAAGGCTCGGCAGGGTATGGCTGCAACCGAATCCATCCCCCCACAGACCTTCGATTCCATGCAGTCAAAATTGCAGGGGATTATCGCGGCACGGCCAAACTCGGTTGAGGCTTCGGAACTGTCGGGGTTGCTTGCAAGACTGCATACGGACAGCGGCCCATTAACTGACCCCATGCAGATCAACCGCGTGCTGACCCAGTTCACAACCCGCCTCAAATCCCCTGACCTGCAAACGCAAGGCATGGATGCGGGGGTGAGTAAGTTCCTCGGCGGTGTCGTGGATTCGATCCGCACGGACCTCGGACAAGGCTTCACCCCAATCAAGAATGCCAACACAGCTTACCGCAATTTTACCGACTCCACCGTTAACCCGCTTCGTCAAGGCCCTGTTGGTCTCCTAGCCCAGAATCACGGGTCTGACCCAGCCACGGCTGCGATGGTTAGCAAGTTCGATGGTCTGATGAACCGCGGTACGGACCCGACTGCCAAGGTCTCCGACATTGCTACGGCTGGTAAGGAACTCGCAAAAGTCGACCCTACTGCATTCGAAGGAGCCTTCAAAAGCTGGCTATCTCGGAAGATCCAGTCGGCTACGACTGCCAGCGGTGGTGGTTCCGCCCTGCCTACTGCGGAGCCCAGTACACTGGCTTCTAAGGTTTTCAATGACCCATTGCAGTGGCAGGGGATCAAGGATGCTACGAAAACGATGGCTGATGTGCGGGGACTGCCTGCGACCGATATGATTCGTGGACTGGAAAATCTTCGCCAACTGACAACCGCAATGGAGTCTCGTCCAAGGAATATTGGCGGTATGTCACCTGCTGACTTGAAACAAATGGGTAGTGCCAGCAATGTCGCCAACCTCGTCCGTGTGGCTAGTTTCCTGCCTGTAAACAGGGTCGGGGAGGCCATTGAACGCCACACCTTCGGCAAGACACTTTCCCAGTTAGACACTATCCTCACATCTCCCGAGGGCGCTAAAATGCTCATTGAATTGGGGAAGGTACCAGTCATGTCCCGCAAAGCACAAGTGATCTTGGGAACCTGGGGTAGTACGATGGGTAATTCCCCCGGATTATCAGACAGTAATCCCCCGGAATAATAGGAGCACACAGTATGCCTTACAATGGAGTAGGACTTTTCACATCCCTGGGGACCCCGACGTTCCCGGCGGTGCCGAACACTTATATTCTCGCGAGTTACTTCAACGCGACGATGAATGACGTTTTCACGGGGCTTTCCTCTGTGATGACGCGGGATGGGCAGAGCCCGATGACGGCGAATCTCCCGATGGGAGGGAACAAGATTACAGGACTGGGCACCGGGGTTAACCCTGCGGATGCGGTGACGTTTGCCCAGGTGTTCACGGGCGGGACGTTTACGAGTCCTGTCTTGGTCACTCCTACTGCTAGTGATGCGATCCTGACTGGTGTACCGGTGGCTCCAACAGCTGCACCGGGCACGAATAGCACACAAGTGGCGAATACGAAATTCGTTGCAGATAGCTTTGCGCCGTTGGCATCCCCTGCACTGACGGGAGCCCCGACCGCGCCTACGCAGCTGACCTCCGATAACAGCTCAAAGCTCGCCACGACAGCCTATGTTACGGCGAAGGCTTTGGCCCCTCCCAACCTTCCGGGGTACGTTCGCCACGCAGGTTTCAACGCATTCAACGCAGCTTCCGGCGCCTTCGTCGGGAATCCTTAAGGAGATTTAGATGACAGCTATTACACTTTTTGACACCACCCCTGCCCCGACGCAGATCAATGCGGCGCTGGCTCCGGTTAAACTGAGCACAGCGATGGGGGTGACAAAGAACCGCGACGGTACGGAAGCTGTGGGCACTGCCATGGGACTGGTCTACACCGTCGGTACGGCTGGCGGGCAGTTGCCTAAGCTGAAAACCCGGTTCGGGAGTACCGCGGGTGCGCAGGCCACGGGCACAACCACCGCAAGCGTGATGCGTATCTGGGCCAATAACGGCAGTGTGAACACGACTGCGACGAACAACTACTTGTTGGGCGAGGTCAGTATACCTGCTACGCTGATGAAGGAAACTGATGCAGTAGTCCAGCCCAGTGACTTCGACTTTGGTCTGCTGTCCCTGCCCGCAGGTTACAAAATCTACGCAGGCCTGGCTACGGCTATCGGCGGCACGGCTTGTGCCCTCGATGTGTCTATGCTCGGTGGGGGAGACTTCACATAATGCCTAATCCATTCGTAGCAAACGCTGCCGGTGGCGGCATTATCACGGACTACGTTCAGGTTGGTCCGATCTTTAACTCCGGGCAGGTCGCGGTTCCTGCCGGGACGAAACGCATTGAAGCGATGCTGGTAGGTGGCGGGGGTGGTTCTAACTCCAATGGCGGGGGAGGATTTGGTGGCTGGCAAGTCTACGAAATACCTGTTACTGGAAAGCCACTCGATTTAGTTATTGGGGCTGGAGGTAATGGTACTATTGGTGGAACTACTACAGTATCCTCTGCTGGAACACTTTACGCGGCAGTAGGCGGTGGGGCTGTTTCCGGAAGTAATGGCTTATTTGGTGGATGCGGCGGCGGCGCACAGCTGGTAACCACGGAAGGTGGCAAAGGAGGCGGTCCCTTTAATACTGCAAAACTTCTTTGGTCAGCAATGGATGTGGTAACTCCGAGGTCTGGTGCGGCACCGTACTCTTGGCGGTCAACGGCTGGTGTAGCCCCTTTCTATATTCGACCCTTGGGCGATGGGGCAAGCTATAACGCAGCTGGGCAGTGCGTCGGAACGGACGGTGCCTTTGGCTGGGGTGGCGGCGGCGCAGCAAGCGGCTGGAGTGCTGGGACAGGCGGAGGCGGTCAAGGTGATAGTACCGCTGGTGCCCTGCAAGGAAAGGCAGGCGGCGGCGGGGGATCTGCTCCTTCCGCGCCTAATGGTGGTATGCCCGGCGGTGACTTGACAGGGGCCACTATGTGGGGATTCACTGGCTATGCCGGTGGAGGCAGCAATGTCGCAGGTTTTGCCGGTGGCAGCGGCGGTGGCGTCTGGGGGGCTGGCGTTACCGGAACGACACTCAATGGCACGCAGGGCGGACTAGGCGGCGGCGGCGCCGGAGCCAAGCAATCCGGTGGAGCTAACGGCGTTGGCGGCGCTGGTGGCGTAGTCCTGCATTTCTACTTCTAAGGAAAAATCATGCCACGTTATGTAATTATCGAACAAGGCGTTGTCACTAACGCAGCGATTGCCAGTAGCCCTATTTATGACAACTGGGTTCAGAGCGATACCGCTGCGATTGGGGACTCTTATGCCAATGGGGTATTTACCTCTGCGGTTGCCCCTGTCGTGACCCCTTCTCACGTGATGAAGTCCTCAGCCTTCTGGGAACGCTTCACACAAGCGGAGCTGGTCGCCTACGAAGTGGCCTGCCAACATAACCCGGCTGATGCAGCACCGAACCAGAGCCGCTCTGCAAAACTGCGCATTTTTCGCCGGGACGTAGATGCTGACAAGTTCTTCGACGTACTGCAAGCGAAGCGTGCGAACAAGGTGACAGGACTGCTGGTGACTGAGGCGATTTTAACCGCTCCTCGCGCTACCTCCATCCTGACCGATCCACTTGCATCTGATGAAGTTTACAGGGGATAACATGAGTGATGCAGGAATTGACCGCCGCGACTATGGTATGCTGGAGCAGCAGGTAAAACAGCTGACCGAAGACGTGCATATGCTCAAGGAAAACATTCAAGCGATGCGTGACCTGATGGAACAATCCAAAGGGGGATGGCGCACTCTTGTCTGGCTAGGCGGAGTGGCAGGAACAATTGGTGCCATGGCTTCATGGATTGCTGCACACGTCAAGGTTGCCTGATGATAAACTCTCGTGACCTGATGGATCTCCGTCCCCGGACTCGGGCGAAAGCCCAGGCATTTATCCGGGAATGCCTGAAGTTGGACCTGCCCGTGTTGGTCTATTCGACGTACCGGGACAAGGAAGCGCAAGATGCGGAGTACGCCAAAGGCCGGACTGCCCCGGGGAAGATAGTCACCAATGCCAAAGGTGGGGATAGTTACCACCAGTACAAAGTGGCATTTGACTTCGTGCCGCTGGTAGCGGGGCAGCCGAGCTGGGGGTCGAAAGACCACTATCAAAAGTGTGCCGCAATTGGTAAAAGCCTAGGCTTGGAATGGGGAGGGGATTTCACAACCCTTGTTGATATGCCGCATATGCAGGATACCCTTGGTTTTTCAATTGCCGAGTACAAGGCAGGAAAGGTGGAAACATGAGCCTCGATCCTATTACAGCGTTACTGGAAATTGGCGGAAAAGTGATGGACCGTATCTTCCCGGACCCCGTGCAAGCCGCCGCGGCGAAGCTGGAACTCTACAAGCTGCAACAGGCTGGAGAACTGGCGTCGATCACCGGGCAGATGGAGATCAATAAGGAGGAAGCGAAATCCCCCTCGGTCTTCGTCTCCGGCTGGCGTCCGTTCATCGGCTGGGTGTGCGGGATAGCCTGCGCGTGGAATTGGCTGGGGTTGAAAATCGCCCTATTCGTTGCAGCCTGGTTTGGGAAGGAGCTGCACCTAGCCCCTGCAGAGATTGGCGAAATGATGCCAGTTCTAATGGGGATGCTAGGGCTGGGTGGTTTGCGGACGATGGAAAAGATACAGGGCGTGGCGTCAGTTAGCAACAAGTGACGTCAGCCATCCGACTAGGCAGAACGCCGCGAAGGATAAGAATAGCGCTTGTGGGGTACTAGCCCCCTGCTTGCGGAGTGTGGAATAGGCGATGAAGGGAGTGGCGATTACCGCTATCCCCAACCAGCCAATGTAGAAGATAGTGACGAAAACTGCGTCACGGAACCATGAAACCATTTTAGGAGTAAACATAATGCCTATTGCCTCGAATCAACAATTTGCGCCCGACACTTACGGGCAAGTCCTGCGGGAACGGATTGGCCAGCTGGCGAGTGCCCCCGGAAACTGGATACACAATCAGATACAGGGGGCTGCGCAAGGTGCGGTGATAAACCCAAGTGCACGTCCCGGGACTCCAGATGAGGCGCAAAGCGCGGCCGCGATGGACCCCGTGCAGAAGCAGCAGATGATCCAAGCGATCCTTGCTCGCCAAGGTGGTGGGCAGATGCCAGCGCAGGCGATTGACCAGCGGCAGTTGCTCCTGCAAGAGGCACAACGTCGCGGTATACCAGTTCCCCCGGATAGCCCCCTTCTGCAAGGAAGCGGCGGACAGCCCTCGCCAGAGAACCCGGCAGGGATTTCGTTTCAGTAGAGTTAAACACGAGCAGCTCCATTGGTTGCGGTTGGTAGGGGGATGCCTGGCTTTAGGGTCGGCATCCCATTTTTGCTGGAGAGTAACAGGAATCCGGCTCGGACTATCCCGGCCAGCACATCCTCGAAATCCCTCATACTGGAGAAGTGAGAATGGACGTACCGGTAAGCCTCTTGGAATCCGACCTCCCCCTTGGTCTGGACGAAACTGATCAACCGCTCCGCGTGGAGACTGGCGTCGGACCTTCCGATCTTACTGAAAACGAATTGCATATCGGGCTCCAAGTCTGTCACCATCTGGTGTGCGGTTGCGAGATGCTCTGGCGTGATTAGCATGGAGTCCCCCTGCGAGGCGGATAGTACCATAGCAAGCTTGTGGATATGTGTCTGCTTCCGCGCGATATAGCCACCAAACCGGTCAGGGTCCAGATTGGCCGCCCGTATGGAATAGTGCTGGTGATACCATTCCTCACCAAAATCCACCGCGGCCTTGGTAAGCTTATACTCTCCGTGAAGCTTTGATATATCCTCGAGGTCCACAACGAGGTTATTCGCCTGTGCCTCAAGGTCCTTCGGAACCCGAAGTCCGGGGTAGGCCACATAGCGCTGCTTCGCATCAGCGTAAACGAAGATGGTCCGGGAGGTGAAACCGCCTCCAACCATGTACTCAGGAAAATTGCCCGCAATCCACGCTGGAGTCGTGCACGCGATGAGGTTGATCCAAGGGTTTTCAACGGTATCCTTTCCGGAGTGTTTGGTAGACTTCTCGAAACTGCCTTGCTTTCCATCCCACAAGCTGACGAGCAGGTCCACCATTTCCTTGTCTTGCGGGTTTAGCAAATTTCCGAATTCGGAGCTTTCCAAGGTCATTGCGGACATAGGGTACATCGCTCCATCGTGTTCGAAGCCCTCGGTGGCTTCCGCAAACGCGGAAACGAGTGCGGGCCAAGTAACCACGTCCGGCCCAAATTTGATCCCAGGTACTTTCCGCAGTAAACTCATAGCGACGCCAGCCGTCGTGGATTTGGAAACAATACCGGGAGGGGCAACTAGACAGATGTAGAAGTTTGGGTACCACTTGAAGTAAGCCTGATCTATCCAGACTTTGCGGCGAAGGGCACCAGCAACGGCGGAAACTCCCGCCCAAAAGTACATATGCCTTGGCGCTTCCCCGAACTCCGCGTACTCGAGAAAGCCGCTTAACCAGTCTCCGTATTTGCGAGCCATTCATGCCTCCTCCAGCGTAACGGTTTGTCCGCGGAAGTCTGGACAGTTGGCCAAGAACACCGCAATGGAGAAACCTGCAGGAGTTGCGCTGCGGTTGTTCTGCCGATCCTCTCCCGGCGACATACGGAATATCCGTTCATCGGGCTTGCCCAAGGCACCTTTATGCCTGGCTTCCGGCATGATGAATCCGCCGCCAGACCAGAGGCAGGTTTTCTTGAAGTACTGATCAGCTTCGCAATATGCGGAATAGTCATAAGGAGAGAAGCTGTGGTTGGGTTCACCGAAGATGGAAGAGAACGCGGATACCGGGTTTTCGAACACCCAAGGGGCACCGGATAACATCCCTACGACGCGACATTGCTTCGCCACGAGTGACGCCTTGGCTTGGAAGTACGGGTCGATGTGGTACTTGTCCGGCCACCAGCGAGCGCCGGATACGGCTACGTCCGTGCAAGGGGGGAAGCCCATGACGAACACAACCTTGCCGGTGGCGATCAGGAGTTCGATGACTGGCATGGCCTCTAGCACCGTTCCGGGGAACTTTAGTACGTTGCCTTCTCCGAAGTCCTCATGCTGGGGATCGACGAGCAGGGCCGTGTAGCCAAACGTCACCCACGGTTCCACGAACTTGCCAGTGTAGTCACATAGCGATATGATGATACCTTTATTCACAGCCACCCCAGCTTTCTGTTGAAGTTTTCACACCCACGGGGATGATTAAGGGGTCATCGTAGGGAAGAGGAATTTCCGCCTTGTCTACGATTTGCTTGACCATCCAGTCACCGAGGGTTGTGTCGAATTGTCCAGCCAGGCTGTCATGCACCTGTAGGAGAATGTCGACCTGCGGCAAGTCCCGGTCGATGGCGACGTAAGCGCGGTTGATTAGGCACGCAACAGTTGATTGAGGTATCCACGCAGCCGCTTGGTTGAATATTGTGCCTTCAATGCGGTCGAAGAAGTAGCAGCGGTAGCCAAAGATATTCTGCACCATACGACGCTTGACAACTTGATCCTTAAGATCGTCTTGCCACTTCTTGATCTTTGGGAAACGATTAAAGTACCATCGCTGCGTTTTTTCTGCCTCGGCAACTCCCAAACCCAGCCGTTCGGCAAGGCCCTTAGCCGTTCCGAGATAGTTTGTACCGTGTGCGAAGCCCTTGAACGTCTGACGGCGAGGGTCCTTTTTCGAGATCGTAGGGTCATGGTAGAATTCCTTGGCAATTTCAGTATACGGGTCGTAGCCTTCCAACAGCATACGCTTCATTTCGGGCTCGTCTGACTCCCAAACGACAATTCGTAAGTCAGCGCTAGCGAGGTCGATGTCGAAAAAGGTTTTCCCGGGATCGGGAATGAAAAGAGATCGAACGTTTGGAAGCTGTAGTTGGTCTTTTCCGCCACCACCTTTAGGGATGTTCTGGAGGTTAAGTCCTGAGTTGAATGCATTTTGGGATGAACTAAAGCGATAGGTGTCAGTCCCTGCGATGTTAAAACTGCAGCGCATTCTTCCATCCACGTCAAGAGGTGCATTGACGAAAGTGGAGAGGAAAACTCCAAGTGAACGAAGTTCCTGAATTTTCTTGACGAGGGGTCGTAGGATTGGTTCACGATCAGCCATTCGACCAAGAGCCTCATCATCAGTGGTGACAGTCCCGGTTTTCCGATTAAGGATCGGCTTTTGGGCAAGGGCTCCATAGAATAACTCCTGCATTTGTTTAGGGGACTTGATGTTGAGGGACTCGCCGAGTACGTCGATCATCCATTGCTCGCGGGCTGCGATTTCATCCATTAGTTCGAGGGCGAAAGCGTTGCGGCGAGATGTGTCTACACGGAGGCCCTTGTTCATGGTGTGCAGCACCGGCCAAAAGAGGGCTTGCTGGAAGTCGTGGACTGGGCGGAGACCCATTGCGTCGACATTGCGCTGCTCGACCCCATCGACCTCGAAGGTGATAACGGCGTCTTGACAGTTGTAGGACCATAGCTGGTCTTCACCAGTGTTGGCATCCCATGTTTTGCCATCCTCTTTCCAGTAGGTGTAGGATTCGCAGTACATGGAGGCGAGAAAATCCAGGCCTTTTTGCATATTGCTAAAACAAACGTGCTGGGCAATCATCGTATCCCGTTTGAGGTTCGGGAGGAAGTGCATATGACGGAAGAAGTACTGGGCGTCGTAACTAAAGTTCTGCCCGATCACCTCTGCATTCTTGTGAGTGAGCAGCTTGTACATCAGATAGGTGAGGAACGCTTCCTCGTCCTCCGTCCAGTAGCCGGTCTGACGTTCGCTGCACAGTAATGGGATGCAGATCGCTTCTAACTTACTCCACGCGATGCCGATACAGGCAGTATGCCCTGAGCGCGTTTCGATGTCAACTGACAACGTTGTGGGCTTGGCCTCGACCAGTTGGAGTAGGGTCTGGAGGTAGGTTACTGCCGTGCCGTAATCCGGGCGGATTATGAATTTGTAATCCGGGCGGATAATCTCCGGGTACTCCCCTTGCGCTTTGCACCGCCGCAGGTCGTGGACGAGTATCTGCCGCCAGCTCCACTGCCGCATGACCATTGTTGGGGAGTAGGCAGGGATTACCTTTACTGGACGGTCCATGCCTTGCAGGGCTAGGTTGCATTCGAGCAGGGAACCCCGCCATGAGGTGATGCCCCACTTGCCCGTCAGCGCCCACATCGCAACATTGCCAAGGGCGATGATGATGTTAGGCTTGACCATCTCGATCTCGCGTTCCAGTAGGCTAATGCCTTCCCAAACCGGAGCCATACAGTACTTGTCGCGGACTAGCTTGTGTTGTGGGGTTATCGCAGATTTCTTCTCTGCAATGAACGACGCAATGTCGCCACCTGGAGGTTTAATCCGGATGACATTGGTGATGAAGCAGGTCGAACGGATGATCCCAGCTTCTTGCAGCATTCTCGACAGCTCCTGACCGGAGTAGCCTACAAACGGTGCACTCTCTCGAATCTCCTGATCGCCCGGAGCTTCCCCTACTATCATGATCCTAGCCGGAGCTGGACCTGTTGGTCTTATTGTCATGGGAGTTCTCTAAAAAAGGTCTGCGGTCTCGAGGGCCTTACATCTGGCGATTCTTGCGAGGCACATTCCGTAGTATTCTGGGTTGAGTTCGGTTCCTGTTGCAGAGCACTGAAATCCGTTCGCCGCCTCGAATATTGTTCCACTGCCCGCGAAAGTATCAAGCACTCGGTCTCCAGGTCGGACGCTTCGTTGTAGAAGATTTTGGTAAAGTGCGACGGGTTTTTGGGCTCCGTGAGAGAAGTTCTCATCCGCAGATGTGGATATAACATCTGGATAAATGTGAGTAGTCTGCTTTTTCCCTTTGATCGCGTAAAGAATGATTTCATATTGGCGCCTTGGTCCTTGGTCAGGGAGGGGAACTCGTCCAGAGTTCATTTTGTGGTTGATGAAGGGAGTGCGGAAGACGTACCAGCCAGCCTTCTGCATCATAGCTTTTAGTTCATGGAACATATCAATGTCGCAGAAGACGTATGCGTGAGCTTGCGGCTTGCAGACTTGGTAGGACAAAACTGTCCAGAGTCCCATTAGGTCGCGCCAAGCCTCGGGGGAGTCGTCGTAGCGGTGTTCGATACCAGCCAGGCGACCGTTGGCATCCCCGAACTGGTCTGCCCCCATGCCATAGGGAGGATCGGTGAGGATGACGTCGAACTTATTTTCCTCTGGGCCCTCAGCGCAGCTGGCCATGAATTCCAAGCAGTTGATGTTGATGAGCTGGTGCAGGTCGGAGTTGAAGGATGCACCGACAACGCGCGCAAGTTCGACATTTTTTGCGCTCTCTTCCTGCTTTTTAAGTATCTTGAACGCCTCGTCCGCTGACTTCGCTTTCGCTACCGCCGGGTTGTCCAGGTGCTTCGACACGAGGATTTCCTTCCTGATCTGGTCCTGATAACCGCCATCGGATTTGCCGAGTATCTCCAATGCCGTATCTGCATAGGTCTGTACAGGGACCTGCTCCGCAACTGGGGCAGTCTTGTTGGTTTCTACCTTCTGGGCACCGCGGAGTTTGTGCAACCGGGCCACCGCCGCTGCGTGTTCCTGCCATGTTAGGTCCTTTCGTTTCAGATTCTCATCGAGTTCGGCCTCTTCCGCGTCGAGCAGGGAAAGTTCCCCGATGTTGGAAAAGGGGATGCAGCACTCGGGCACTTCCTCATTATCGCAGCGGAAGCTGCCGCCGAGTTCCCAAATCTGAGACATGGCTTTCAGTCGACGCTCCCCCGCAACCAGCACCATTTTATCGCCTTCCTGCCGCAGTATGATAGGGTGCAGGAGACCGTTGTATTCGATACTGGTGACCAAGTCTTGCAGCGCTTGTGGGTCGAATTCCTGGCGCTGGCGGTCGGGCTTGACAACGATTTCGGACAGCTTAATGAATCTCATGGGAGTTTTCCTTGGGTTGGTTTAGGGTTGAGAAAATGAGCGCGAGAATACCCCGAGAACCGGGTTAAATTGACCGGGAACGGGGGTAAAAATGCGGGGATATACCGTAGGTGCATGAGGGCTGGAAAACGCGCCTATGACCCGTGGGTGTTTCGATGAATGACTGTGCAGCACGGGTAATTACCTCGGGCAAGTATGGCTGACAATAAAAAGGCCCTCAGACCGAACGCGCACCAAGGGAGGAAAATGCGGGGAGCCGAAGCTCCAAATTGGTCCGAGGGCTGACAAATGGTAGGGGACTCATAACCCCCTACACTTTGCGGTCTAGTTAGACCTTGGTCACGGCTTCGATTTCCGCGTAGATGTTCTCGCCGTCGATGCGGTGCTTGACCTTGACCTTAGCCATGCGGCCCGTCAGCATCGTTGCAGAGAAAGGCTGGCCGGGAACGTTCAGGCCGGTAGCTTCACGGACGCGGCCCAAGCCAACGTTGCGGCCCTTGCCCATGTCCAAGCCACCAGCATCGGTGAGGTCCAGCATGATGCCTTGCTTGACATTGACTTCCTCGCGGCCCAAGAGAGCCTTGACGTTTTGATCGTCGATAGTCCAAGCCAGGTCGAGTGTCACACCGGATTGCGATGGGTCTTTCTTGCTGGTCCAGACGCGGGATTTGACTTCCTTCACCACGGCGAGGTATTCGCCAGCAGGGACGGGGATCACCTTGGTGTCGTTGGACTCGGTGACTTGCATATCGAGAAATTGCTCGGGAGTAAACATGACGTTTTCCTTAATTACAGATTGATGAAATGCCACTGAGACTAGAGGCGTTGTGCAAGCAGTGGCCACTCGCTATACGCCCCGGAATGTTATTGTCAGCCCATTCCGGCCAGCTGTCAATTACTAATTGTCAAGTTGTGGCTGCGGCAGCGCGCGCCTTCCACTTCGCAACGACGGGGGCAAAGCTCGGGGGGTTGTCGCTTTTGATGGGGAGGTTCCGTGTCTTAAGGTCCGCCATAACATTAGCTGTATCCCATGTCCATTTATCTCCCTGTCGAACTGTAAGGATAACGTCGCTAAACATTGCTGGAATCTTTGGAGCAAGTGCTTTTCCCAAGGTGCTTGCCATGAGTTTAACTCCTCCGAGGACCAGATCACTCTCACGTTCAACGTGGGAGAGGAGGACGAAGTGGCACGTACATCCATCGCATAGCTTCCGGAGAAGGCCTTCCAATTGCTGCTGAGCAATGCCCCAGTCAGACTGGCTACGCACTGGCTTTCCACCGATGACCAAGTTGAGAGCTGCGTTGTTAAGTCCGGTAAGCGAATCAATAACAAGCGCTCGTCCAGTGTCCCACAGGTTAACCGACCCGTATTTTTTGCCATCTCGCTGATCCTCGAAATCGTTAAGGGACTTGAATAACTCTTGAAACTGGTTGTAGCGGGACTTGTTCGGATCGACCATCTTTGCCAGCATTTCGAGAGAAAACTGGCTGATCTTATTCGCCGTGTCCAGCATATCGAGGAACGACGTGTCGGGGGCTTTGAGTGTGTGCCAGTGGAGATTGGCTGGAATTGGTTTGCCCCGGTCGGTCCAGTATCCGAGAAGGGATTCCAAGCCTGGCTCCAATGCGAGGTAGAATACCTCGATACCGGAGTCGACGAGCGTGCCGATTGCGTGGGTTTTGCCGCTGCCAGCGGGTCCCATCAGCATGACGTTGAAGCCGGGCATGGAGGATTTCGCAGGTACCACTGCGGGGGAAACGATTGCGTTCATGGTGATTACTCTCTGTTAATCAATGTCGAGGAAGATTTCAAGGAGCCAAAGCAGTAGGCGAACTACCACGACTCCGATGATGATAGTCGCCAGCACTTTAGTACCCCTTGCCGTGTTTGTACGGGCGGGAAAGGTTGTAGAGGGCCTTTTCGATGATGGCTTCCCCGAGACGCAGACGGTGGTGACCTGCAAAATCGAGGATGCGGATCATGCAATCAGCGAGTTCCTCTTCGATCCCGGTGAAGTTGGGGATGTGATCGGAGACTAACTTCTTGCGGTCGGCTTCCAGTGCCTCCGAGAGTTCCGAATGCATCAGGGCAATTTTCTCCCCGGTGTTATCGGATTCCCAGAAGCCCTTGGCGGCGTTCGCTTCGGCCAGTTGCACTGCCAGCATATTGATCTGCGGGACGAGGGCAGTTGACATGACAGCGAGTGCGGCTCCAACCTGCTGTTCCGTGTAAGCGCGGGTCATTGCCTCTGCCTCACGGATGCGGTCTTCGACAGTTTCTTTACTTGATAAAGGCATTACGGTTCCTTGTTAAGCCGGAGAATGAGTTCGTAGCGAAGAACCTCCGGCGGGAGTTCCTCAAACGTATTGCGCCAAGGGGAAATGAAACTCCCTCCCCCGTGCTTAGCACAAAGTGTGACCTGCGGGAACCAGCCAGCCAAGCGGTCATCTACGACCCGCCCCCAAACCTCTCCGCACTGTGGGCAGAAGTGTGCGGTGTTGTTGTGGTGGACTTTGTGGTCCTCCCACCGCGGGATTGACTGGCTGGTCCCTAGCAGGGAATTGCCTAGGAAGTAGAGTGCCCCCACGAGGCCTCCCATTCAGCGACTGACAGCTCGCGCCGTGCCAACGGGTCCCAAACTCGCTGCTCAAAATACATTGGCAGCCAGGATTCCGGGTCATTGGATTTGCAAATCGAAGTCATGGAACATCCGCCATACTCGGCGCAAGCGTGGTCGAGGGCGTAATCCCAGTGACCTGCCTTCCACATTTCGATTGCCCTTGCAATGTCCCGGTGGGTCTGGTCGAGCCAGCGGTCGACTTCGTACGGAGTACGGTAAGTGACGTGCTGGAGGTGGTCGTACTTGGTTTTCAGAATGCTGACGCCGCGGACCAAGGTCCCCTGCACGTTCATCCCGGCCTTGTTCGCTGCCCATTGATACCCCGTGAACTGCGAGCGCATCTCCCATTGCTTCCCCCAGCTCGCGCCAAGGCTGCTCGTCGTCTTTTCATCAACCGCATACTGCCCACCGCAGAACTCCGCAATCATGTCGGCTCGGCCCGTGTAGAGAATCGGATCGCCTGTAACTGGGTGCATTATGTCGAGGGGCTCGGCGAAGGAGAACTCGATCGCGAGCTTCCCCGAGGGGAACTTGACCGGGATGGCACTGGCTCCGTCGAGGGGATAGTTTTCGAAGTAGAACTCGAGCGCACCCGCCATACGGTTTGCTGACTTGGCGCTATCTGCGGGGCATTCAAAGTCCCCGTAGGCAACGAGGAGGGCATGAAGTCCCCGAGCGACTGCGTCGTCTTGAGTCTGCCCTTCCTCGTAGTAACTTTTACGGGCGACTTCGATTCCTTTTGCAAATGCACCTCCGGCAACGAGGTGTACACTTTCCGACTTGGGTTTCCAGTGTTGGACATAGGTTCTGAGCATCTTTTGAGGGCAAGAGCGAAAAGCACCGAGCATGGTGCTGTCGAAGGTGTGGGGGAACATGGGCTTAGACATTAGTCGGCTCCATAGTGAGACACAACAACGCATCGCGCCTGGCTTTTACCAACAACATTTCCTTGTAGGCCTCAGCTTGGATTTCGGCCTCTTTAGCTTTCAGCTTCGCCAGCACGGGGGCCATGCAGAATTCCTTGCTGGGCAGGGGAATTGACACCTCGCACAGCAGAGTGTCGGTATTGCCTTCGTAGTCGCGGGTTGTGTCAGACACTGTGTAGTGCCACGAGTTGGGCCTTTCGCCGAGGGCGACCTTCTCTTGACCTTCGATGGTGAGATAAACGAACATAAAAACTCCTGTATTAACGCTACAGAGACGTAGCCTGATGCCCTCTGTCACAGGGCAGCGTGGCTACTCCTTCTTAGTGGGTTTGCCCTGTTGATGCTTGCGGCCGGGGCCTTTTTTGGTGTGGCTTGGGTTACGATTATCCATGATTTCTCCTACAGGCCCTCAAGTTCGGACAGCAGATCATCGCCGGAGGGCTTAGTGGCTTTGGCTGTTTTATTGGTCTTGCTACCGCCAGTCGCGGCTGCGATGAGGCTGCGCCCTGCGCGGAGGACTTTGATAGCCTCGCGGGTTTCTTCCAGCGTGAGTGTGCCAGCGCGGGCTTTAGCGCGCCATTCTTCGACCTTCATTTGCAGGTCTAATTGGGGATTGTTCATTTTAAGTCCTCGAAAGGTATGGGTTGGGAAATTGCCACGGGCTGTGTCCAGAACTGGCAGATGAATGAGATCAGGGCCGGAAGGCGTGCGCGGCGAAATGGTGGTGACTGCATGGGGTTCCTTGGGTTATTGTCCGGGTATTATGACGGGATAATCCCCCGGTGTCAATCAAGTTATGACAAAACCAAGCAACGCTTGGGACGGGTACACGCCACATAGAGACAGCGGAATGCCTCCTGTCGATTCTGGTTGCTGAGTATGTCTTGCCAATAGACGAACGCAGTATCGTAGGTACTCCCCTGTGCGCGGTGGGCAGTTATCGCATACGCATAGCGCAAGCTGTGGAATGCATCCTTGAAGTCCCAGAAGTCCTTCCATTTCCGGGAGTTGCTGCGGGCTTCCGCCAGCATCGCTTCGGTCTTCTTTACGAATGCTGCGCGGGATTCGGGATGCAGTACCCGGGCGACCACGGTTTGGTTATTGTCCAGTGTAATAGCGATGCGGAAGATCTTGAACTCCCCGTGGACTGCGTGCCATTCAGTATCCACGCGAGTCACCTCTCCTTCATCGTCGGTACTTGCCATCGGCTCATCGTCAATGTCCTTGGCAGGTGCCGTGAACAGTACCCGGTCCCCGACCAGCCAAGGGGCAGATGCCTGTGGGAAGATGCGAGCGCGGATCATTTCATTAAACTTATCCACCTCGACATTACGCCATGCGATTACCTTACTCCCGTTGGGTTGCACGAATGCGCCGGCGTCTACATCGAGCAGGATTTGCTTCTCAAACTGTATTCCGGGGTACTGCCAAATCCCCTGTTCCCCATCGTTGCTGGCGGCGAGCTTGATCCGTGGGGCGAATTTATCTACCTGTTCGCGCAGTGCGGTGGCTAGAGCCAGGATTGCATTGTCATGCCGCATGACTGTGAGTAGTTTGCTACCGAACGGCAGGTCCCAGACCGGGCTACGCAGTTCCTTAACCGGAGGCAGCTGCGCGGCGTCGCCGAGGAAGATGAACTTGATCTTGAACCGTTCCGCGGCCAGTTTAATGTGCTCAAACAGATTCGCATTCACCATACTGGCCTCGTCCACGATCACCGCTTTGTAAGCAGAAATGTCAATCGGATCTTCCGGTGCCTTTAGCTCCTTCACTTCCCCGTTGGCTTCCAAGCGGAGCTTGAGCAGGGAATAGATGGTGCGGCATTCTGGCTTGTAATCGTCGCGGGTTACGCTTTCGCGCAGTACCTTCGTCGCCTTGTTCGTGGGGGCTGTGAAGATGAAGCGACCTTTGGTCCGGTTAACCAGCTCGCGAACGCAGAAGGTTTTGCCAGTCCCGGCACTACCGCTGAGGACGAAGAAAGAATCCACTCCGTTTAAGAAGTAGTCAATTGCGAGCAGCGCATCGCTTTGCTCAACATTCAGTGTCGGTGTCATAAAAAGCCTTTGTTAGGAGTTGGAAGAGCGCATACTCCTCCGGGGTTAGGGTGAAGAGGGACTCCCCGACGTTAGTCAGCAGCCACTCCCTTGCGGGGAACTTTGTTTTCATTTCAGTGTCTCCAAAGCCAGTTGAAAAATCTTCGCACTGCATAGCCTCGAACGATGCTAATTCCTGTGAAGAAGATTGTGATCGCCAAGTCCTGCGATAGTGTCGACCGTATGCCATAGTGCTCCATTATGAACAGTTGGGAGGCAAAGGCCACGAGGAAGCCAATGGTCGTCCCCGCGAGCACTTCGATTGCGGATTGTCTACTCGTCTGCATCTGGATAGCAGGAGTCGGGTTCATCCCCGTCATCTTCCGGTTCGGCTTCGTCGAGCTTCTCGCAGCAGGCTTCGGCCAGTTCGATCAGAAAGTCCCGGTGCGAAATGGGTTTCGTGTTCTGCACGACTTGACAGCACTGCACCATCTCATAAATGGAGATGCCGTTGACGTAGATTTCCTCGATCTCGAAGTCGGAGGGCTCCTCCGGGTAGCACAGTTCCGGGGGTCCAGACGTTTTGCCTGGCTGTCCGCCGAAATAATTACCCGTTACGGTAAGGTCGACGCCGAGGAAAGTAATTTCCAGTGTATGGTGGCTCATTTCGTTTCTCCCAGTTGTTCACGAATCGCGGCGATGGCGTCACCGACTAGCGATAGATCAGCAGTCCATCGGTTGAGGTCAAGTGATTCCAACGCCTCCAACGCCTGACGCAGCACGGCGGTGTGGCTGGGTGTGGCGGTGTAGAGATTTATGCCGTACTTACTACGTCCTTCGGCGTCGTTGTTTGCGGAGTACAGCAATACTTCTCGGCACCACTTTGGATTACTCCCATCCGCATCACGCAAGTTCTGTTTGTATGTCCAAGCGACAGGCTCTTGCTGCGCTTCCTTCAAGGTGTCGCGCTCATGCTCTAGGCTTGCACATTCAAGAATCAACGCTGTGGTCTTTTCTCTTTCTGCGTCAAGCTCACCTTGCAGCATGTGTTCCTTTGACCAAGGCTCTGGGGTAGAGCATTGCTGCGCTTCCTTCGGCACATAGTCCTCCGCGATAGACCTCTCAAGCACCTTCGTGTACGGGTGGGCGCTCCATGTGTCAAAGTCGATGGGCTGCGCTTCCTTCTGCTGCGCAAGGGCGGCTTGCTTCTCCAGCACTGCGGCTTCGATGGCTTTGGCATATGCTCTGTGAGCCGCTGCGATTTCGCGCCCTCGAATACCATCCCACTGCTTGTCGGTTATGACATCAATCTCGGCATCAGTCAGCATAGGGTTTCTCCTTTCATTGCTTCATCCACGGTCTGCCACAAAGTGACACACAGTAGAGGAAGCTCTGTTAATGGGAATGCAACCTTGACAGTCGCTTCATGTCCGTATGTGATGACTGCATTTCTCTCAAGCCAGTCCAGCCGCTTCGCATCAGCAGTCAGCTTGTCATTGCTGACGCGCAGCGGGTCTATAACCGACAGGTGATGCAGCAGCAACTCACGATGCTTTACAAGGTCTGCTTGCAGGGCTTCGTTCTCTGCTTGCAGCTTGCGCAGGAGTGCGGCTGCTTGACTGCTACTACATTTGCATTGGTCATCGCCACAGTGGATGATGTTTGCCAGTCGTTCGGCTTCGGTCATTTCACTCTCCCAAATAGCTTCTGCCTTTTCTCAAAATGGTCCTGACAAGCAACGCAGCGCGTCGCGCGCATTTGTCTGCGAAGTGAGGTAAGATCATCCTCGCAGTCCTCGCAGAAGTCCAGTGGAGGTTGGGCAAGTTTCCATGCCTCTTCAATCGCATGGGCGCGGCGAGCGAATTCAGCTTCCGCTGCGGCACGGTCGGTAAGGGCGTCGATTTCATCACACACTCCGGGCCTCCTTCCTCGCCAGATCCGCCTCAATCAAGCGAACGATGTAACGCTGCCAAGCGCCGAACGGCACCTTGCCCTCCAGTGCAGAGAACAGTTCCAGCTCCACCCGGATCACAATGCTCTGCGGCAGGGAAATGTTCTTCTCACAAGGCCTATCTGTTTTGCGCGGTCGTGCCATTACGCTTCTCCTTCTTACAAGTGTCAGTTGATGAATCCCACTCGACGAGTGTGCTCCGCGTACTGCGGTTAGCACACTCCATCTTGCGAGCCTCTTGGTAGTCGCTGGTGCTGAGCATAACCCAAGCACCGGCAATCGCTACTCCGTAAAGCGCCAGTAGCCAGCGCGGTGGATGATTTCTCATACTTGCCAGATCACGTCAGTTGCAAGGGAAAACCCTTTGCTATTGGCACAACGCTGGCACATGGGAATGTGCTTCACGCGGATCGCAGTATTATTAGGTAGATTCGCCACGCTATTTTCCTGGCTTGTCCAACGGTTCGCGTGTGTATCATGGCGGTGCTTTTGCTCCAGCATCAAGCCTTCGAATACGGTGCTGTGAAAGCCACAGGCGCAGACGTAACGCTTGAAAATGGCTGTGTTGGAAACGGCAACCCATTCCTTCGCCAGTTCCCATTTCCGAATACGCTCCAGATCATCCGCCGACAACCCGTATCCGCCCTTGGCTTTGGCCCGAGCGTCCTTGACCTTTTGCGCGTCGTTGCGCTCTTCCATCGCACCTGCGAGCAGGTCCTCCAGTTCATCAAACTCTTCCTCTTCGTCATCCGCGCCTGCGTCTGGCACAGGCTTCGGATTCAGGATAATCTCGAGATCGTCGAAGCTTGGATCGCCTTCGTCCGTCTCAATGTCATCAATCTCTGACTGGCGTCGATCATCGCCACTGCGTGTATGCTGATGCATAATAGTCTCCGGTTAAGTGATCGGGCAGAATTACCGTTTCACCCATGTATTATAGAAAGGTAATCCGTGGGTGTCAACACAGTTATGAGGCGCACGGCGCAAGTACTAACGGGTTGCAAGCCGGAGACTAATCCACTTGCAACCCGTATCATACCCCGCTACCTGCGGGGAAGGTCGGCTAGGTCATAACTCCCGGCCCATTCCTTGTTAGGCCAACTCGCCCAACAGCGCATCGGTATCGACCTTCGATCCCTTGCTTGCCTTTTCCGCTTCGATGCGTTCCACGACAGGCTTGATCTTCGCGGAATTGCGCAGGGCAACCTTTTCCGCTTGGGTCTTGGCCGACAGGAAAGCCTTGATGACGTCGCGGGTTTTGCCCGTAACTTCCACCAATGCACGAGCCAAGACCGAAGTCCCTGCCATGCCGTTGGCTTCGCGCTTGACGCCCCACTCGCCGTTGTACAAGCGGTCGATCAGTTCGTCAGTCGCCATCACGCAATCGTCAATGTCTTCCAGACCAGCGATTTCGTCCCCCAGCTTCTGCTCAGCGCCGTGCGCAGCGAATTTCGCCACGAGGTTGTCAGGGATGGTAAACGTGCGGGTCTGGCCATTGCGGAAGTCCAGCGTCACCGACACTTTGCCTTCGGCAGACACTTTGCTTGTCTTGAGCAGCTTGCGTTTGCCAGCGAACTCAACAATGCGAGCGTCTTCCATCGTGACGGTTTCAACCACAGTTTCAACTTTAGCCATTTCAATCTCCAAGTTAGCCAGCATTTAACAAATGCCCCGAAAATCCGCTAAGGTGCTTGCCGTTATGCCTTGTACGCGGCGGGGTGATGGATAATCGCTTGCCCCCCGGCAGTTGTCAATCCCTAATCGGATGTACTTGGGGATTATTTTTCAGTCGTTCCATGTACTCTGCCGCAATCTCCGAGGGCCGTTTGATCAGCCCTGTATACCGGATCGTAACCGTGCGGAGGCCTGGCTGTTTGCTATCATATTCCCGTTCGATCCGCAGTCTCCCACATTCCGCAGCCCGATAGTACTCATGGTCCCTTGGGTAGAACTTCGTAAACCCCTGCCGCACGGCTTGCATCCGCACTTGCAGGTTGGTAGCGACTGCTGGCGTAACGTCCGGGGCAACCACAATCCTCTGCCCGGGTTTGGCGAACGCATTGCGAAAGGCATTGGCAATCAGCGGATCGACTTCCTCCAGTGCTTTAACCTTGGTGCGTGGCATATTATTTCCTGGCTCCGTATGCCATCGCGGTCGCCGTGGCCAGTGGTGAAACGTCGTGGGTATTCTCCGATTCGATTCGCTCCAAGAGCCGTTGGCTGGACTCCTGCAACTGCCGATCTTCATCTGACAGGATTGGGAAGTCACCGAGAACGGATAGAATCGCCTGATTAACCTTCGTCGCGATCTTCTGCCGGATGATAACCCCTGCCCCGTCGTCGGTGAAGGATAAACTGCAGTTGGCAATGGCATCGGATAGCTGTTCACTACAGGGCCGCGCATCCACACCTTTATGATATTTAACTGCGTTGTAGAGGGCGAACCGCAAGCGCTTAGCACTCGACGCATCCCCGCATGGTACGTTAACTCCCTCCGGGCGCTTGTTCGCCATTATCCAGAGATTCTGGAGGATCGTCTGTTCGTCTTTAGTATCTGGCCGTGCCATAATTAGTTCCTCAGTTGTGAAATGTTGCCGGGTTGAAGCTAAGGGGAACTCCGACAGAAAATCCCCGTTGTTAGATGATCGTGGCATTGTTAGGAGTAGTCAACCGAATTAGTTGGAATAGTTGCGAGTAGTTGCTTGGCATTGTGGCCGAGTTGCGTGGCATTATGGGGTGTTATCATGAGTACATTCCCCCACCATAGGCTTACCCTCCTTTATAATTTAAAAAAAAAATAAACTGGATACAACGGTACAACGGTACAACGGTACAACGGTACAACGG